GAAAGAATCCAGTAAGAACTGTCAGGCTTCCGGAGGATGTGTGGGGAGACGACCTCATACACGATAGGGAGGGAATTTACGGTCATGAACCGGGGGTGAACAAAGTTCTTCCCCAGGGATAACGTGAACCCGATGGATCGTGTCGCAGAGAGCCAACGCTCATATTGCTCTTGAGATGCCCTAAAGAGGATGTCATCGCCGTTAACGAGAACGGCCAGCCGTCTAAGAGAGAGCCGACCCCCCAGTACGTCTAACCGCATCTTCTCTGGTAAAGACTGAACATAGGTGAATAAATTCAGGATACAGAGGACAGGGAAGGATAGTACGGAGCCCATCAGTTGGCCATTCTTTTGGAGAACGGGAGGCTGATTTGCTTCGGGGGGATAGATGAGTACCTGCTCGAGGAGCACGGTTCGGAGATGGGGAATGAGGAGGCGATCCTCGCCGGTGAGCTTGGACTCGATAACCTCGAGAACAAGCTTGGTAGCCTCAATGCTGAGGCCATCAGTCGCGGCGGAGTAGTCTCCAGATACCCAACTCTCCTCACGAGAGCCGAATAGGGAGTTTTCCCGTGCTTCGAGATCATAGACGTTGTCAGTTGAGAAGGTCTTAGACGTGAGATCGAAACAGGGAAATTTCCCTAGGTAGCTCCAGAGCGAGTGTTGAAGGGTGCCGGAAAGGAAGGTTGACATCGTTTGCATCTTTGTGATGATACGAATCTTGAGAGGCTCCTGGAGCGCAATCACCTTCGAGAAAGGCTTGTCTCTCCATTCAATCGGAATTTCCTTCATGACCTTGCGAGGTAACATGTCGTACTTTAGATTGATAGGAGAGGCGACGAGGCCTAACCATTCTTGGCGGTTCGGGGGGAGGAGTCCGCGTTCTTCGGTGACACCTTGATCAGTCTCGATCATTCTGACGAGACCAGTCTTGGTTACGCCTAAGATGTGGGAAATCTCCTCCCGGATCTCTTCTCTGGCTCCACCCGTTTCACGGGAAGAGGTGTTGGAGGCCGAGGTGGAAGCTTCTCGAAGGGAAAGTTTGCCAATAAGGTCTTTCGGTCGAAAGTTCCGGAAAAAGACGTTAAGAAAGGTCTTTAGGTCCGAAACGGTTGCTTCCGTCAAGGGCGAAGGGGCGGTGGAGAGTTTCTCGGCGTGACTTTGGTAGGATCCAACAACAAATGATGCTGGTACCGGTGCGAATCCCCGTTTCGATTGAGCAATTGAGAAATTGGCTCGGAAGAG